CTGCGCACGTACTCGCTGGAAGCCCTGTTCGGCGGTGCGGCTGGCGGCGGCAAGTCTTCCGCTCTCCTGATGGCTGCTTTGCAGTACGTCGATGTTCCCGGTTACAGCGCCATCCTTTTCCGTCGAACTTACGCTGACCTTGCCCTGCCCGGAGCGATCATGGACCGTTTCCAGTCATGGATCGCGGGTCAAGAAGACATCCGGTGGAACGCAAACAACTACACCGCCGTTTTTCCGTCTGGGGCGCGCATCTCCTTCGGCTACCTCAACAATCAGCAGGATTACTTGCGCTACAAGGGCGCCGAGTTCCAGTTCATTGGGATGGATGAGGTCACGGAAATCAGACAATCCGACTACCGGTATCTGTTCTCCCGTTTGCGTCGACCGGCAAGCGGCCCACTGGCCAAAGTTCCTTTGAGGATGCGGTCAGCCTCGAACCCTGCTCCCAACTGGGTGCGACAGCACTTCATCGTGGAAGGCAAAGAACAGGGCCGGATCTTCGTTCCGTCAAAGTTGACCGATAACCCGGGTATCGACGCCGAGTCGTATCGGCAGGCACTGCAGGCCCTCGATCCGGTTGAACGTTTGCGTCTCGAAGAGGGCGACTGGTGGTCAACTTCTCTCGGTTCATTGTTTGACAGAGAGAACTTGGTTGTTATCGATCCTGCCGAGGTGCCGCAAATCACATCCATGGCCAGAGCCGTTCGGTTTTGGGACTTGGCCGCTACCGAACCATCACAGTCAAACCCTGATCCCGACTGGACTGTGGGGACGTTGATGTTGTTCGACCAAGGCATCGCTTACGTCCTTGACGTACGTAAGGCGCGCGTGAAGGGGGAGAAGGTCGAGCAACTTGTTGCCCAGACGGCCTACGAGGACGGGCACAGCGTTGCGATCCGGATGGAGCAGGAGCCCGGCTCGTCTGGCAAGGCCTTGTGTGATCAGTATGCACGATACGTCGTCCCCGGTTATGACTTTCAAGGTATAAGGTCTACAGGAGACAAGGTCACGAGAGCAAGGCCGTTTGCTGCTGCGGTTGCGAACGGGAACGTCAGGGCGGTAAGATCTCCATGGCTGACGGATTGGCTTGATGAACTAGCCGCCTTCCCTGAAGCCAAGACGCACGATGACCAAGTCGACTCTGCTGTCGGAGCCTTCACCCATTTGACCGGTTTGGGGTTGCCACAACGGAAACGGATTGCTATCGTCGTCTAGACAACTACTACCGCCCGCTACTACTGGGAGACCAAATGACTACTACGACTCTGGACGACGTCCGGACTCTCCGCAAACTCATCATGGCTCTTGACGAGCAACTTGATGCCTACCTGAGCACTCTGCCTGATCCGACAGAAGCCGCCGATGTGTTCCTCGAACTCAATCTGGCAAAACGTGATCTTTCGTTCGTGTACGGAACGATCGAACGCAAGATGATCTCGCTGCTCAACGAAGACATGACCACCTTGCGTGATGGGGCAGAGATTGAGCGCAAAACTGGTGCCACCCGCACGAAGTGGCAGCACAAGGATCTTGCTTCGGCGGTCGCTGATCGAATTGTTCAGTCGTCCGTCGATATGGACACAGGCGAAATCGTCCTGAACCCGCAAGAAGTCGCCGAAAAGATGTTGGACTACGTCCAGCCGTCGTACTGGCGCGCCACCAAACTCAACGAGATTGGTATTAACCCCGACAACTACTGCGAATCGGAAGTCAAGACCAATCTTGTCGTCCGGAAGGGAAATGCACAATGACAAACCTGCTTGCACAACTTTCTGAGCCGTTCCCCCCAGAAGTGGAACGTCAACTGAAAAAGGGCGGTACGACTCTGACGTACATCCCTGTTTCGGAAGTCGTCTCCCGCCTGAACAAGGTGCTCGGCGTCGACAAGTGGACCTCGGAAATCGTTCGTTGTGAACGTGACTCGCTGGACCCTGATTTCATCGTGGCGCACGTTCGCCTCATCGTCACGTTCGAAGGCGAAGACGGTCTTCAGCAGATGGTCGCCAAAGATGGCTTCGGCGGTCAAAAGATCAAGCGCACCAAGAACGGCGACATCGTTGACCTTGGCGATGAGTTCAAGGGGGCCGTGTCCGACGCACTGAAGAAAGCCGCACAGCAACTTGGTGTTGGCCTGTACCTCGCCCGCACCGACGAGTCGTTGGCCATTGAGGAGGAGGAATCTAAGCCTCCGATTGACGAAGCGATCGTCGAGTTGTGGGGCAACTTCTTGTCCGTTGCCAAGACTCTTGGCGAAGATCAGAAGTCCGAGTTGACCGAAGTCTGGAACGAGTACGCCGACGGCGCACCCAAGCCCACGCTCGAAACCGCCAAGGCCGAAGACCTTGAGTTCCTCATTGGTGAAGCCATGCGTATTTCGCTCGGAGGCGAATGGGTGGAGACAGAAGATGCCAACTGAACCACTGGTTCAGCCACCGCACCTGTCGCCGTCTTCGATGGGCACCTTTAACCAGTGCCCCCAAAAATTCCGCTACAGCAAAATCGACAAGATCCCCGACGATCCGACTGAAGCAACCCTTATGGGAAACTTCGTTCACGAAACGTTGGAGTACTTCTACGTACTGCCCCACGAAGACCGAAACATCGCCAACTTGAAACGCCTTGCTACGTCTACTTGGGAGCAAAGCGAATGGCTGGAACGCATCGAACCTTGGGTGCGTGGCCTAGACGCAATTCGGATGTTTCGCTGGAACTCGTGGTGGTGTCTTGAAAACATCTTCAAGGTCGAGAATCCAGAGTCCGTTGATGCAACTCACATTGAGTACGAACTAAACGGTGAACTTGCTGGAGTAACATTGAAGGGGTTTATTGACCGTTTCACTGTTGGTGACAGCGTTGTTATCAGCGACTACAAGACGGGCAAGACGCCTCGCAAACAGTGGGTCAACGACAAGTTTTTACAGTTGAAGATCTATGGGTCTTTGTCTAAAGAACTGGGTATCGCTGAGCCAGATTATCTGGAACTCCTCTACTTGAAAGACGGAACTCTTTTCCGTCACGAGTTCACTGACGAGGATTACGAAGAAACAGTTGTGTACGTAACGAACACCAAAGCAGAGATCGACAAAGCGTGTGAGACTCATGAGTTTGAAACACGCAAGTCGATCCTGTGTAACTGGTGCTCATATAAGACCATGTGTCCTGCATGGAGGTAAGTGTGATTACTGACGACATTTTTGCTCAGATGGTTGCCGAGGAGGTGAAGAACAAACTCGTCCCCAGTCGGCGGCAAGAACTGCTGAAAGAAGAGAATTGGGATCGTTGGCGGCGTGCTCTTTACGCCCTTTGCGAGAACCTCAATGAGCAAATTGCCGACTTGGAAGTAGATGCAAAGGCTGACGCAATTCGTTATAAGGCGCTCGGGCAGGACGGGGTAACTCTCGCCAAAACGGCACAGCGTGCTTACGAACAGAAACTACAGAAAATCAATAGGTTCAAGTTCCATGTTGAAAGTCGACTGAATCAAGTTGAGTCGATGATCGCCGATGGGGTGGCACCTGAGGATGAAGAAACTGTAGCGAAGTACCGGACCGCAATCTCAAAGCACAAGGAATTGCTGGAGGAGTACGACATGGAATCCACTTCCATTGACCGCGCTCTTTGGGGCGTGCTTGATGGGAAGTGGGAGTTCGACTCAATCGATGTGTCAACACTATGAAGCGCGGTGGACCACTTAGGCGAAACAAGCCACTAAAAGGCGGTAAGCCTCTTAAGCGTTCCGGTCGTCTGAAGCATCGAAGCAAGAAACAGGAAGAACTGTACGTCGAGCGTCGGAAATTGGTTGCTCGAATGTTGCAGGAGCATCCGTTTTGCGACGCCTGTCCGGTCTTTGCTCAACATGATGGCAACGTGACTTACGTTCGGCGTGGCAGTGTCGATATTCATGAGATTGTTCGTCGAAGCCAAGGCGGTTCAATCGTTGATGAAAGCAACTGCATGGCTGTGTGTAGGCAGTGCCATCAGCGCATCGGCGAGAATCCGGAACTTGCTTACTATCTTGGTCTTGCCAAGCACGGATGGGAACGATGATTCCACTGGGCCTTGATCCGTCGCTTACGTCATGCGGGTTCTCTGTTGAGGATCAGGTGTTTGCACATGCGTCGAAACTGAAAGGCCCAGAGCGTCTGATTGAAATACGTGATGTGTTTCTCGGACTGGTCGACAAGTACATAGTTGATGTGGTCGTAATCGAAGGCTATGCCTTCTCGGCACGCAATAGCCATGCACACGCTTTAGGTGAACTGGGCGGTGTTCTTAGGGTTGCGGCGCATGAGCGTCAACTGCTAACTATCGACGTGCCGCCTACCGTCAGAGCGAAGTTCGCTACAGGGCGAGGCAACGCAAGCAAATCAGAAGTTGTTAGTGCCGTGTCGGCACGAACAGGAAAAGTCTTCGAAGGCAAGGGCGCAGACGATATGTGCGACGCTTGGCTTCTAAGAGAAATGACATGGGCATCTCGTGGCAGATCAGTCTACGAGTGGCCTAAAGCAAATCTGTCAGCGTTAGAGACAGTTGACTGGTCACTACTACCATTTTGATAGAGGGGCAATGAACCGCCGAACTGAACCTATTAGCCAAGTTGATATTGAGAACAACCTGCTTGACCTGATCTCCGAGTTGGAGGAAGAAACGGAAGCGTTTGAAGTTCTGTCAGAAGACTCGGCGAAGAAAGAAGCGATCTACAAAGCGAATTGGGCTAAAGAGTATTTGAGCGCCAAGGGCTCCATCAAAGAGAGGGAGTCATGGGCCGACTACAAGATGGCCGATGAGCAGTATGACTTCAAGATTGCTGAAGCGCTCATGAAGTCAAAGCGTGAGAAGTTGCTTTCTTTGCGGACATCTATTGATGCGATGCGTACCCTGAACGCCAACGTGCGTGCTCAGGTTATGCCGTGAGCACTTCCAGCAAGGAACGCAAATGGCTCAAAGCGTGCGACATGCTTGCGCCC